CCGATCAGGATTATGATGGATCTCACATTCGTGGACTTCTAATTAACATGTTCCATGAGTTGTGGCATGAACTCATTCAGGTACCTAACTTCATTACCTACATGGCAACTCCGATTGTAAAAGCAACAAAGGGAACAAACGCAAAGTCGTTCTATACGCAGTATGATTATGAAGAATGGAAGAAGACTGATGCTTCTAAGGGCTGGAAGGTTAAGTACTACAAAGGACTTGGTACTTCAACTCGTGATGAGGCAAAAGATTATTTCAAGACTATGAATATTGTTCCTTATTCGTATTCAGATGATATGAGTGATGATTCAATTGAACTTGCTTTCAATAAGAGTATGGCCGATAATCGTAAGGATTGGCTCAAGACATATTCACGTAGCGAAATCATTAATGCAAAACCTGGACAGAATGTTCTATATGAAGATTTCGTTCACAAAGATTTGATTCACTTTTCAAACTACAATTTGGAGCGATCAATTCCAAATGTAATGGATGGTCTCAAAACATCTCAACGCAAGATTCTGTATTCTGCGTTCAAGAGAAATTTGAAGAGTGAAATTCGTGTTGCTCAGTTTGCTGGATATGTTTCAGAGCATTCTGGTTACCATCATGGTGAGGCATCTCTAACCGAAGCCATTGTAGCTATGGCTCAAGACTTTGTAGGTTCAAACAATATTGCGTGGTTTGTTCCAGAAGGTCAGTTTGGTACTCGTCTTCAGGGAGGCAAAGATTCAGCATCACCCCGTTATATTCATACATTTCTACAGCCGTATATTGCACAGCTTGTTCCTGCAGATGATCTAGATTGTCTCGTGTACCGAGATGATGATGGAACTCCTGTAGAACCTGAATGGTATGCTCCAGTTCTACCTATGCTACTCGTTAACGGATCACGTGGCATTGGTACTGGTTATAGCACAAATATTCCATCATTCAATCCGAAAGAAATCAAGGCTGCACTTGTTGAGTGGCTTGAGACAGGCAAAGGACTTGAACGTGAACTTACACCTTATTATCAGGGATTCAAAGGTACAATTGAGAAAGATGGTAAGAATGATTATATTGTTAAGGGTGTTTGGAAGACTGAAAGGGACACAATGACAATTACTGAACTTCCAGTAGGAACGTGGACATCTGATTTCCGTGAGACGCTTGAGAAGATGGTAACAGATGGAACTATTAAAGATTTCACAGATACGTCTACGGATATGGATATTCTAGTGAAGGTGAAGCTTGGAGCTGATTCAGTTGCTATTGAGAAGCAGTTGACTGATAAGATCAAGTTGACGAATATGCATGCATTCAATTCTAAATGCACAATTCATAAGTACAATACACCAAATGAGATTTTGAGTGAGTTTGCAATTGTACGTCTTGAACTATATGTCAAACGTCGTGAACACATTCTGAAACTTCTCAATGATAAGCTACCGTATCATATGAATGTTGTTCGTTTCATTCGTCAACAGTGTCAGGAGAAACCTGTTCCTGATATTCGCCGAAAGACTCGTGAAGAATGTGATGTTCTTCTCAAGAAAGAGAAATTTGAACTCATCAAGGATTCGTATGATTACCTGATGAATCTTCCTATTGCTTCATTGACACTGACAAACGCAACTAAACATGAGAAGGAACTTGCAGAACTAAAGGCTCGAATTGCAGAAATGGAAGCAAAAACGTCTAAGGAACTTTGGCTTGATGACTTGAACAAACTTAAGTTTTAATGATATAATTCAAAGTTAAAAATGGTTGCATAACATTGTGAGCTAATCCACCTCCATTAGCATTTATACTTATATTTGTAACATTTGTTGTAGTATTAGCTGGATTTGCACGGTTACCATTATTACCAGTTGATGCTGCATATCCTTCTCCCTGACCAACTTGTGCGTGAAAGTGACCGGGATCATTAATTGAATGTGTGTGACTTGGCATTTCATTAAGTGTTAATGTATGGTTTTCTTCACCACCTGTTCCATATAATGCTCTTGATGTCAATCCAGGACCGGCTCCTGCACCAATTACAGTTTTTCCTCTAAGATCTGGAAGATTAAAGTTAATATTAGGAATACCACCGAATGCATTCTGTATAACCGAATATAGAGCTGGATATGTTCCTACTCCGTTCAATGTTCCATCACATAATAACCAACCTGATGGAGCTATTGTTCCAGCATAAGTTATTATAGATCCAGTTGGAAATTGATCACCATTAATACCATTACTACCAGGTGGTCCTACTGGACCTGTTGTTCCCGGAGGACCCGTTGGACCAGCCGGTCCTGTAGGTCCTTGTGGTCCGGTAGGTCCTGTAGTTCCTGATGCAGGTGGAAATGATGTCATAACTTGATAAATTGAATCACCTTCTGACCAAAACTGAATAATTGTAGATGCAGTTCCTGTTATTTTTGCAACGTAAAATTGAACAATAATTCTATCAGTCGCTGGTGTTGGAATTGTAATAGCATTGTTGTTGAACGTAGCTTCATAAAATGATACATCTTTTAAATTAGATATAGTGGTCGTATTATTAATTGTACTACCAATAGGTATATCAGATCCCGTTACTGGTTTTATAAATGCTACCACATAAACTTCTGTATTTACCGAATAAGCATCACCACCAGTTCCTAATGGATCTGTAGCAAGAAATGAATATGCATTAAATGAAAATCTCCAATTTCCTTTTGGAATAACTGTGTAAGGTGCAAGCGCACCTGAAGCTGTTGTAAATTCTGCTAGAGGCGTAGGAGCTGATGGATACGGACCACTTCCTCCGTATGCAGGATTAATTTGAGAATAAAACCCATAAAATTGATTAGGAAATGTTGTGTAATTTGGATTAAAACTTGAGGGAAAATTAGCCGGTGTTTGCGATAAATCAAACCCTGTTACAGTACCAGCTGCAGGTTGAGAATCAATTCTCATATAGTATGGAACACCTGTAACAAATCCAGCTGGTCCTGCAGGTCCTGTAGGTCCTTGAGGACCGGTTGGTCCAGGACACCTAGGATTTTGAACCTGTCTTAAATAATCAGACGCAGTTACTAGTTTAATAGACATCTTGTTTATTATGGTTTAAATAATTTGGTACTAAAACGTAATAATGGAAAATTTAACGTATCAAGAGATATTAGCTCAACAATATCGTGAAAATGAAGAAGTAGAAGAAGAAGTAGAAGAACATTTTGAAGATCAAAAAGTTGAAGTTAGAGATACTCATCCGGATGAGATAGAAGATAAAGATAGTTATAATAAACCAGGTCATAATTTTGGTGATAGTATTATTCAAAACCCCCCTGTTGCATATGAAGATAAAACAACAGCAGGTGTAAAATATTTAGCAAAAGATATTTTACGAACAGTTGTAAGCATTGATAGTCGTTTTCGTGAAAATCCAACAACTACCGAGACAACTGATTTTCTTTTTAAACTTCAAAAGCCTCTTAAAAATGTAACTTCTATGCGTTTATCAAGCATTGAATTTCCAAATACAGGCTATACATTTTCAAATTTAAGGAAAAATATATCTTTTAAAGTTGCATTTCCATCAGGTTCTCAGCCTAAAACAATTACTATAGCAGAGGGATGTTATGATGATCCTTCTGGGCTTATAACAGCAATTCAACTTTTATTGAATAGCAATGTTTCAACTGATATTCAAATGACATTAGATTTAATTACAGGTAAAGTTACAATTAAGTCATTAACATCAACTCCATTTGATTTAGATTTTACAACAGAATATAACACTGTAATTACATTGCCTAATAATGTAGTAACTCCATCTCCAATGACTCGCTCTTTTGATCATGGACTTGGATACAATTTAGGATTTCGTGGAGTGTTAAATACAACTACTAATATTAGAAGTCCAATTTATTTAAACCAAAGTTCATATACAGGCGAATCAATTGTTATGACAATTCATTCAAACTATATATTTCTATCGTTGGGAAATGATTTTCCAGTGGTAACACATCAATATAGTACATACGATCACATTAATGCATTTGCTAAAATACATCTTACAGTACCATCATTTCAAGTTCTATTTGATAATGGTCAGAAAATGGTAACTGAAACATTCTATTTCAAAAAACCAACTAATATCAGACATTTTAAAATTAAAGTATATGATGTGTATGGAGAAAGAGTGGATACGAATGGAGTTGATTTCTCGTTTACACTTGAAGTTGATGAAATTATTAGTAACTCACT